TGGTAGATTCTTTAACCATAGACAAGTCCTTTTATATTCCATATCGCCAAACTGGTAGGGATTTATAAGCTGGTCTGCCTCTCTTATATGAGAAGAAATAACTGAGACAGGGTTCTCAATACAAATTCGATCTATTGGTGCATCCATAAGTTTTTGTACAAACTCAAGTGCTTTCTTTCTTAGATGCATTGGCTTCTTACCCTCTGTAAACCATCTAGCACCCGATACAGACAGATGTGTACAGGGTGGATGCGCCACCATCAAATCCCAGTTCATGTCTAAAAAATTCAAGACATCGCCTTTCAAATGATTTCCAGCGGCTTCTGTTTCTAAAATATCGCAAGACCAAGCATCATGCCCTTTTGCTGCAAAGGCATCTCTAACGATACCCGAATACTCACAGGCAACCAGTATTCTCAAATACTTTCCTCTTCTATGTAATCCATAGACTTTTGCACTTGGTATATGACTGAAAGTTCATGTTCTGTGGCTTCTTTTAGTTCTTTATCTATATCATAGTCTTTATCAAGTTTTCTTTCTTCAAGAAGTCTATTTCTATCGGTCAGCAGTTCATTTACATATTGAGCAAGTGCTTTATTCATGGTTTATTTTCACTTATATCAGAAAACCCCTGGAAAAGACAGGGTATACACCAGTACAGATACCGAACATTAATAGGGCAACTTGGGGAAAATACCAGTTATATTGAATATATGGAGGAGACTCCACCAACCTCAAACTACTAAAAATGGCAACTTTAAAATTTCGTTCTAATCCAACGCTAGTTGAATTAGCAAAATTAACTAAAGAGAATAAGGTATTCAACCAACCTTATATAAAAGAGACCACAGAGAAAAAAGGCTTTTACTTAGTTAAAGATGATGGCATCTATCTAATGAACGCTTTTAATACTAGAAGTGGTAACAACAATTGGGTAATCTACGCTAAAGGTTACAACCCAAATACTTGTAAAGATGTATGGGAAAAAGCACATTATGTATCTCCCGACGATTTTGCAGAGTTTATTCCTGTAAGTGAAAAAGCTATTGATTTATTAATCAAAGGTGGTGACATTAAAGTTAAACTTACAGAAAAAGATATTACTGTTACTTGTACAGGTAAAAGATAATGTATATATCAACAACCAACAAGAAAGGTAACTTCAATGGCGATAAAAAAGGCCATGAATTAATTAAATTAATTATAGATATGCAATGGGATTATGACCGCCTATCTTCTAGTGGACAAGAGACATTAGACAAAATCTATAAAATCCTTAATACACCAAACAAATGAACTTTACTACTGAAGAACTAGAGCATCTTTGTTTTGTTACTAGAGTTGATCTAAACGGTACTAGGTCAACTTTAGAAGATACAAAAAATTGCATAAAAATCTCTAAGAAAAGAAAAGATCAACAATGGCTTATTGACGAACATATCTCTTTTAGAGATCACTTGACAATAAGAGTTAAGAAAGAACAAGCTTTGTTAACTAAATTAGAAAATCAATTTTTTTCTCAAGGTGGTACTTTTGATTAAAGTTTTATAGTTGCCCTTTACAGGGCAGCTTTTTTTTGTCTATTGTGTATTATTAATACATGAGGGAGCCCGATGCCCTTGAAGAGTTGGGGCTGAAAGTTGTAATGGCAGGGCGGACTCGTAGAGGTTGTCCGATCTATCCCCTCATTTTATTCTTCTAGTTGTACGACAAGTATATCTGCACCCACCTCTTCGCCTTCTTCACAGTACCTTTTCTTAGCAGTGAGAATTGTTACCAAAGAGTCATCTACAAATGTAATTCCGCTTAAAGCATCTAAACTAGACCTTACAAGTTTATCTAAATCATTTCTTCGAATCGTAACATTTCTAGGTGACCCTGTACGGAGAGAGCCATTTGAGTAATAATGAGCCTTCGGTCTCCTAAACCTGAAAGTCGCCTCAACATAACAAGCTGTCTTTATCGGTGGTTGTTTTATCTTGCTGGCCTCTTTCTTTACCAACTCCCGCCATGGCTTCACTCTTTTACTTACTTCAATCATCCGACCCTTGCCAATATACTTCTTACTTCCCTGCGGTGCAGCCTCAAGTCCATTTACAGAGAATTTAAAAGATGTCATTTAATCCCCAGGGGTATCAATTCACTGCATTACCTACAAATCTTAGAGGTAAAATACAACCAAATCAACTTGCGGTACTGTGGGTAATACAGAGTTATGCCAATAAAGATGATCAACAATGCTGGCCATCATTAAAGACGATAGCCGAAAATGCCTGCCTCAGTAAGAGAACCGCACAGAAAGTTGTTAATCAGTTAGTGTCTCTTGGCCTTTTAGAAAGAACACACCAAATTGATGAGAATGGCCAACAAAGCAGTAATTTGTATAAAGTAACTGTTTGGCATCTAGCAAATGTCCCAGAACCTAGTATTGAAAGGCGTGGCAAATCCTGCACCCCTGCACCAAATGCTATGTCCCCAGGGAAAAATATGCCATGTCCCATAGCAGCAGATGCCACCAAACTAGATACAATTAAACTAGATACAAAAGAACTAAAGAAAAAAAATACTAAAAAAGATTATTCTGATGAATTTTTAGAATTTTGGTTTATGTACTTAGACATTAAAAAAAGAGCCAGTGGCCAAAACAAACCAAAGGCTTGGGAAGAATGGAAAAAAGCCATAAAGAAAACTACACCTGTTAATATAAAAATTTCTCTTATTGCTGCCATAAAGCAACAAAGAGCAACAGAGAAAGATGGTGGCTTTGCTGTCTGTTTTCCTAATTGCTTTAGATGGTTACGAGATGAAAGCTATGAAGGTTATGTAAAAGATGAGAAATATGCCCTGTACAAACAGAAAATTACTGATACAACGAAAGAAAGACCTTGGGAAAAAGATAAACCCACTGGTCAGGATGTACCCTTTTAACCTCTTATGACAGTTAACTACAGAAGAACAGCACTAGATCGAGACACTACATTTTATATTCCTAGAGTAGAATGTTTTGCTTGCTACGACTCGGGTATTGTTACCAATGGTGACCGCTTGGTGAATAAATTTATCCCTGATTATGACAGAGACAAGAAAGGCAGAATCTGTGGAGGACAAGATTTAGCCATAATCTGTCACTGCAAAGCTGCATATGTTGACTATGAAACTGATGATGATAAAGAAAAAGTTGGTTTTAGAGATAAAAACGGAAATATTAGAACAACAGATTCGATAAGAGGAGAGCCACAGGCACTTGGTTTTTCTATGGAAAAAGAAAAAATACGACAGATACATCTTGAAAGAAAGGCAAGCTGGGAAAAAAGTGCCAAAGATATGAATGAGATAAGACAAAAAATAATAAAAAAAGAAAAATACGAAACCCCTTACTACATACAAGTGGTAAAGGAAGAGTTAACCAAAGTAGGCGATATGTTTTCTTTTCCTACAGAAAAAGCTATTGTACAAACAATGACAGAATCTAATGACCAAGATTAACGACCTAAAACCAGACCACAAGAATGCAAGAAAAAGAACAGACCGTTCTGCCTCTTTAATACAAGAATCATTAGAAAGATATGGTGCAGCAAGATCAATAGTTATTGATGAAGATGGTCGTGTACTTGCTGGTAACGGTACTGTAGAAGGTGCGAAAGCTGCTGGCCTTAAGAATGTTCGCGTTATAGAATCTGATGGCAAAGAGATTATTGCGATTAAACGCACTGGCCTCACCGAAGATCAGAAAGTTGGCCTGGCACTTGCAGACAACAGATCATCCGACTTGTCCGATTGGGATGCATCTATGTTGCACCACTTATCAATGGAACATGAGATCGACCCATGGTTCGAACCCGAAGATTTAACAGAACTTATGGATGATAGAACTGATGCAGAAGCACCAGAGGATTTTAAAGATGTTGATGATGACATAGAAACAGAACATAGATGTCCAAGTTGTGGGTATGAGTGGAGTGGTAAAGCAAAATAATATTCGAACTGTTTTACAAGAAATAATTAAACCACTGCCAAATAAAATTTGTGTTGCAACATCTGGTGGTATTGATTCATCATCTGTTGTCATGTCTGCTCTTGATGTAGGAAAAGAGGTAAGGGTTTATTCGTTTACTTTTGGAAAACATTTTTCATCAGATTTTGAAGCAGCAAGAAAACTTGCGTATCAATTTGACTTGATTTTTACACCTGTTTGGTTACCTACAGAACGAGATGAGATTGTTGAGACAGTAAAACATCTTATAAAAAATGTAGGTTGTAAGAAAAAAACTGCCATAGAGTGCCTTTTCCCTTTTTATTATTTAATAAAACAAATGCAATATTTTGGTGATGAGACACTTGTGACAGGTGTTGCTGCAGATGGACATTTTGGACTTTCTAAAAAAGCAATGATTCATTACTCAAAAGATGACCAAAAGTTTAAAAAATTTAGGCAAGATTATTTCTCAAACTTAGAATCTGCTGGTACTAAAAGACTAATAAAATTATGCGAACAAAATAAAATACAACTTTGTAACCCATATTTTGAGCCTGCTGTTTTTTCTTTATGGATAGACAAAAACTGGGAAGAATTAAACAAGCCCAGGCAAAAAGAGGTCATCCGCAAGCATTATCCTGAGTTAGATTGCCTTAAAATAAAACCTCATACAAACTTACAGCTAGGTGACAGCAAGATTGCAGAAACAGTTGGTAATGCGGTAATTTCTAAATATAAACCTAATTCAAAATCTCCCATTGGTATCTATAACAGAATCGCAAAAGGTGTCTATGCCTAAACCAGTTTTTAAAATACCCTCTATGGTAGATATAGAAGCAACTCCGTGGAATGGGTTTAAAGTTGCTTCAACTTTCTCTGGTTGCGGTGGTTCTTGTCTTGGTTATCGTATTGCTGGTTATAAAGTTGTTTATGCAAACGAATTTATTGAATCTGCGAGGGAAACTTATAAGGCCAACCACCCAAACAGTTTTCTTGACCCTAGAGACATCAGAAAAATAAATGCAGATGATATTTTAGATAAAATAAACTTAAAAAAAGGCGAACTTGATTTATTTGATGGCAGCCCTCCTTGCGCTGCTTTTTCCATTGGCGGTAAAAGGGAGAAAGGCTGGGGTAAAGAAAAAAAATACAGCGAAACAACGCAAAGGGTAGATGATCTTTTTTTTGAATATGCTCGCATCTTGGATGGTCTACAACCAAAAGTTTTTGTGGCAGAGAATGTTGCTGGTCTTGTACAGGGTACTGCAAAAGGTTATTTTAAACGCATACTTTCAAAACTAAGGGCTTGTGGTTATAACGTAAAATGTAAAGTCTTAGATGCGCAGTGGCTTGGTGTGCCACAAATGAGAAAGAGAACAATTTTTGTAGGAGTCAGAAATGATTTATGTATAGAACCAGCACATCCAAAGCCAATATCATATCAATACTCTGTTGGCGAAGCACTTATAGGTGTTGAAGAATCTGAAGAATATAAACATATTGACCCTAGTACAGAAACCTATAAATTATGGAAACTAACAAAACCTGGGGATCAATTTTATAAAGCTGCACTAAAACTTACTGGACAGAATAAATTTTTCTCTCATGTAAAGCAATCGCCATTTCGTGTTGCCAATACTGTGGTGCAGGGAACCATGGATAAATACCATTGGTCAGAACCTAGGTTATTTACAATACAAGAACTAAAAAGAATCAGCACTTTCCCTGATGATTTTATCTTGCATGGTAATCTGTACCAAAAGTGGGAACGAGTCGGTAGGGCTGTACCACCACTTATGATGGCAAAAGTTGCAGAAACTGTTGCCAAAGAAATACTACAAAAAATCTGAATGGACATACCAACCAACTGGACTTTTGAAACCTCAGGTGTTGCCAAAGGTTTTGATCGTCATGTAAGAGAACAGTTGCCTTGGTATGACCTAGCAACAAATGCAATTCTTCATGTGGCCAGGCATTACATACCTGAAAATGGTCTTGTTTATGATTTTGGTGCATCTACTGGCAATATTGGTAGAGCATTGGAACCAATACTTATAAAAAGAAAAGCACACTTAATTGGTATAGAACCAAGTAAAGAAATGATCAAACTTTACAAGGCACCAGGCGAGATTGTCTGTTCAAAGGCAGAGACATTTATTCCAAAAGATTTTGATTTGTCGGTACTTTTTTTATGTTTAATGTTTATTCCACCAGCCAAAAGATTTAATCTTATGCTAAGACTAAGGGAGAAATGTAAACCCGGAGGGGCAATTATTGTCTTTGACAAGTTAGAACCAATTGGTGGCTACGCTTCAACTGTTTTCTACCGTCTTACACTTGCTGGTAAAACCGCATCTGGAACCAATTCAGATGAGATAATTGAAAAAGAATTATCACTGTCAGGTGTACAAAGACCTATTACAGAAGATCAACTTGCTGGCGAATTCATTAACTGGTTCAAATTTGGCGATTTTTCAGGGTACCTTATAGAAAAACCAGCATAATGGCAGCTTCACAAACCACACAGGCAGAAACAGAAATGCGTATTGCAAGATGCGCAAGAATAATTGCCAATGGCGGTAGAAGGTCTGATTGTATTCAGTACGCTGCAACAAATTGGGGGGTCAGTAAGAGGACTGTTGATAATTATTTAAAAGAGGCAAGAACACAATTACGAGCAGATTGGGATATTGAAAGGCCACAGATGATTGCTGATTTATTGAGTCAGTGCAGTACTTTACAGATGGAGGCCAGGAGGAATGGCCAACTTAATATTGCCCTTGGTGCAATTAACACTGCGGCCAAGTTGGCTGACCTTTGCTCATGAGTATTCTTGAAACAGTTAAAAAAGGCCATGTATTATTTGGCGATGGCCTATTTGATATACCTTCTACAAAGGCAGTACAAGATAGAATTACATCAAATTTACTACCGCATCAAGAAAAGTTTTGCGCAGATACAGAACATAGAAAACTAGCATTGGTCTGTGGTTTTGGTGCTGGTAAAACATATGCACTCGTAAGTAAATCAATATTATTGGCTTCTATGAACGTAGGTCATATATCAGCAATCTTTGAACCAACGGCACCAATGTTAAGAGACATATTGATGCGTACTATGAATGACTTGCTAGATGAATGGCAGATACCATATACATTCAGAGCCAGTCCGTTACCAGAATACCAACTGCAATTTAAAGAAGGTGTACACACTATCTTGTTAAGAACCATATTGACCTACCAAAGATTGCGTGGTCAAAACTTGTGTGCTGTTGGTTTTGATGAAGCAGATACTGTTGCAAAACGAGATGCAGAGCAAGCAATGAACATGGCACTTGCTAGACTTAGGTCAGGTAATGTTCAACAGTTTTACGCAACTACAACAC